TCCGCAAGGCGATTGTTGGAAACTTCGCACTGGCCGTCGTGTTCGCGGCTATCCCTGTGCATGGTTGGTTGCTCATGGGTTTCTGGAACTGCGCCACGACGGCGGGGATTTCCAACAATACGATTTACGGTCATGGCCAGTGTTGGACCCGATGCGTGAATTAGGCGGCTTGTTGACGCAAGCCGGTGATGTCGAGGGTTAGGTTTCCCGCTCTTCATGGTTCAAACCATGACGGCGGGAGTTGGAAATGTCGTTATCCAAGTCGGATAAGAAAATGAACGCGGCGGCGGTTCATGCGGAAGTTGGGGGAAGAGTTTCTTATTGGCTGCGCCAAGAGTGGCCGGTCAAGACTGCCGAAAGTGCGTCGGTAGAGTTCAACGTTTCGGTCGCGACGGCAAAAAGATGGATAGCCGGCAACGCGCCGACGATGAAACACCTGTCGGCGATGTTGCAAAAATGGGGCAAACGCTTTGCGGCGTTCGTTCTGGAACCAACAGGAGATTGGACGGTCGAGTGGCGGATCGAGGCTGAATTGGAAGCCTTGCAAACCCGATTGGCCGATCTGGAAGAAGAGTACCAACGTTTACGAGGGCGGGATGTTCAATGAAACGATTGATAGCCCTGCTGCTGCGCAGACCGTGGGCTTGGGCGGAATACCATATGTCAGGTGCGCGACGGCACGAGCGGCTGGCGCGGAAGTGGTTTCGGAGAATGCGAGCATGAACCTCCCCGCGCGACCCCACCCGCGCGCAACTCGGCGTGGGCCTTCGGGTCCACGTCCTTTCTATTTGGTTAGGTGATGGCATTCGGCGGGAGAATCAAACGCGATTACGCGGACATTTTGTTCGCTAGGGTTATCAAGGCGCGGGCGGGGCATCGATGCGAGGCGTGCGGCGAAACGTCTGCTCTCGAATGTGCACACGTCGTGCCCCGCTGGCACAAGGGTGTTAGGTGGGACGAAGAGAACGCGTTTTGTCTGTGTCATCGTTGCCACGTTTATTTCACCGGCCTTCCTCTCGAATGGATCGAGTGGTGCAGGGCGAAGCTCGGCGCGAGATACGACGCGCTGCGAGCGAAGGTTCGAATTATCGTGAAGCATTCGAAGGCCGACAAGGCCGACATATGCCGCAACCTAGCCAGCAGGCTCGCTGAACTGTGTGGCGAGCCCGAGCCTACCTTCCGCACCCCAAGGCCCAGGCGCCGCTCAGCGGCCAAGCCACGGGCGATACAGGGCAGGGGCTTCGACAAGTCGCTCAAGCGCAAGGTCAACGGAGTGACGGAGAGGCGGGCGTGACCCCATTCGCTGTGCTCACGAAAACTTGGAAGTTCTACAAACCCAACGTTTGCGCGTGTGGGGCTCATCATTTCACGGGACACAAGCGCTGCGCTCCCTGCCGACGCACGTTCAAGTCGTTTGCCAACCGATACAACCGATATGTCTACAAGTGCCGCGAGGCCAATGTTACGCCGTGGGATCGCGTGCGCTTCGCAACGTATGGGCTCACCGCAGGGATAACGCCGGACACGCTGACCCCCGATCGCGCTGCCGCGCCCTGTGGTGAGCCCGCCCCAATGAAGGTTGATGGAACGGTGGTGCGGGCATGACCTGTTCCCGCTGTAAAGCCGACGTAATCAAGCGCGGGAAGTCGAACAAATGCCGGCGGTGCGCAACATACGCCAAGCTGCGGTGGCGTCGCCGGCATCGGCAGCGGCCCTCTTGGCCGGCACTGCCTTCGGATGCGTTCGGGAGGGCGGTGTGAGACATATCGGGTCGGTGCTCAACGGTGTTCTCTACCGCATTTTCTCGAAGATGCCGAGAGACAGATTGAAGGCCCTGTTGCTGTCGCCGCATTTCGACGCGGATCAACGGGCGTACTGGTTCTACATCTTTAACCTAAAGGGGGAGTGATGGCGCGCATCCGGTCAGTGCATCCCGGCCTGTTTACCGACGAGGCGTTCGTCGGCCTGAGCAGCGACGCGCAAGTCCTGTTGATCGGCTTGTGGACCGAGTGCGACGACCAGGGCGTGTTCGAGTGGAAGCCGAACACGATCCGGATGCGGCTGCGACCTGTCAAGGACGGCCCGGTAGAACCACTACTTTCCGAACTGGAGGCAGCTAACTGTATGCGCCGTTACGAAGTGAACGGCCGTCAACTCTGTGCAATTCGGAATTTCAGGGAGTATCAGAAACCCAAAAGTCCGAAAGCTTGGCATCCCATAACCGACGAAATCCGAAAATACACAGCACCAAAGAAGGATCGTGCGGAAACCAACGTAGTTGAAGTGCCGCCAATTCCGCCAAACGGAGAAATCACTCCGCTGATGGAGGGGAGAGGAGAGGAAGGGAAGGGAAGTTCCGAAGCTAAAGCTTCGGCCGAAATAATTTCTCCCGACAAGGCGCTTTTCGACTACGGGAAGCGCGTGTTGGGCAAAAGCTCCGGCGGCTTGGTGAGCCAATTGAAGGCGGCTTTTGGCACCGACGGTGCGTGGAAGATATTGCGCGGGGCTACGGAGAAATCTGACGCGCGCGAATGGGTCGCCGGCGCCTTGTCGAGGGCGCGGGAAAACCCGGATGGCGGCTATCAGGCTTGGGAAGATGAGTATTACCGGACGGTTAGTTGATGGCGGAAATCAGCGAGATCAAGCGCCGGTTGGTCGATCGGGTGCAGGCCGTGTGTGAACACCTGTTGCCGAACGGCCGCCGGGAAGGGCGAGAGTGGCGCGCCGGCTCGGTGCATGGCGAACCCGGCCACAGCCTCGGCGTCTGCCTGTCAGGCGACAAGGTCGGCATCTGGGCCGACTTCAACGGCGGCGCTGGCGGCGATCTGCTGGACCTGTGGGCGCAAGCCAGGGGCATCCCGCTGGCGGACGCGCTCAACGAGGCGCGCGGCTGGCTCGGTATAGAGCGGCCGGTTCTGCATCGCCCCGTCAAGCGCGAATACGCCCGCCCGTCGAGGCCGCAATGCACGGCACCGAAGGCCCGCGTGCTCGACTACCTGAGGGAAGAGCGGAACATTCCGACCGAGATCATCCAGGCTTACCGGGTAGGCGAAGACGGGCCGAACATCATCTTCCCGTTCCTACTGCCGGACGGAACGCTGGCGTTGGCCAAGCGTCGCAGGGCCGAGGCCGGCGCCAAGCCGGTGCCGACCGACAAGGACTGCGAGCCCGTGTTGTTCGGTTGGCAGGCTGTTCCGGCGGATGTCCGGGTGATCGTCCTCACTGAGGGCGAGATCGACGCGCTGTCCATGGCGGCCTACGGACATCCGGCCTTGTCGGTTCCGTTCGGCGGCGGCGGCGGGGCAAAACAGCAATGGATTGAATCGGAGTACGAGCGCATGGACAGGTTCGAGCGCATCTATCTGGCACTCGACATGGACGAACCGGGCGAGCAGGCCGCGCAGGAGATAGCCTCGCGTCTCGGCCGTCACCGCTGTTTGCGGGTCAGGCTGCCGCGGAAGGACGCCAACGCCTGTTTGGTCGACGGCGTGGCGAAAGAGGAGGTTGATCGCGCAATCGCCGAAGCTGCGTCCTACGATCCCGAGGGGTTGCGCCTGCCGTCCAGCTACGCTGACGAGGTGGTGGCACTCTTCTACCCGCGGCCGGGTGATCGGATCGGTTACTCAACGCCCTACGGGAAGCTTGGCGGCCAACTGCTGTTTCGCCCCTCGGAGATCACGCTTTGGTCGGGCGATAGCGGCGCGGGCAAGAGCCAAGTCATCCTCGACTGTGTGTGCGAATGGGTTAAACAGGGTTCGCGGATCTGCCTGTCGTCGCTCGAAATGAAGCCGCAGCAAACGTTCAAGCGCATGTGCAAGCAGGTTGTTGGTGTTGACCGGCCGACCGAGCCAGCGATCCGCGCGGCGCTGTTTTGGCTCGACAGGGGCCTGATTGCCTATGAGCTGGTGGGCAAGGCGAAGGTCGACAATCTTCTTCAGGTGTTCGACTACGCGCGCGCCAAATACGGGTGCGACCAGTTCGTCATCGACTCGCTGATCCGTCTTGGCATTGCCGGCGACGACTATAACACCCAGGAACAGGCTATCTATCGGCTGGTCGACTGGGCTATCGCCAACGCGGCGCACGTCCATTTGGTAGCACACGCTCGGAAGGGCGACAGGGACCGCGGGGCACCGGAGATCGGTGATGTCAAGGGCGCGATGGAAATCGGCGCGAACGCGTTCAACATCATCACTGTTTGGCGCAACCGCAAGCTGGAGGAACAGATCAAGTCCGCCAAGACCGAAGACGAGCGCGAGATTCTGATGGAAAAGCCGGCTGTCATTCTGAACGTGGCTAAGCAGCGTAACGGCGACTTCGAGGGTAAGATCGGTCTGTGGTTTGACCAAGCGAGCTATCAGTACCGTTCGTCGCATGACAGCAAGATTTTGCGGCGCCAATATTTAGAAAATGCCGCGATCGGTGAGTGGACACGAGGGGCGGCGTGATGCGACCAGGCGATCAGGTGAGAGACATAGCAAATCTTCGCGGCGTAGTTTTGGAGATCAAGCCGGGTTTGGTTTGCATGGTGAGGGTCAAATGGGCGGCCGACTTCACGACATGGATTAAAGCAAAATGGTTGCGCGTAACCGGGGCGGCATAGGAGAGGGCGATGAAGGAAATTGACGTTTCGGTGCTCAGGTGGGCTGCCATTGCAATGGGCGTGGCAACCATAGGTTCAATCATTTGGAATTTGTTTCCAGCGTGCTCATAGCCCACAGGGAGCGACCAATGAGCGATCTGGCATTTTCTTTTCTTCTCACGGCGGGCCTTACGGTGCCTTTGGCTGTCGGCCTGTTGATCGTGGACGCGAAGATCAGGCGCCTGGAGCGCCGGCTGGACATGCTCGGGCTGACCGAAACGCGAGCACAGTACACGAAGGCCATACAGACCACCGGGCAGATGCAGAACCCCTACCAGGGGAGCGACCATGCGTAAGGCCGATGAAATAGCGCTCAAGTTGGTCGAGACCATCGACATGGGCGGGTACATGACGTTTCGGGATGAAAGCAACGCCAAAGCTGCGGCACATTTGATCGCCCAGGCCATCCTGGCCGCCCGCCGGGAGGCATTGGAGGCCGTCAGAAACTACCACAAGAACATGGCGGTTGTTTGCAGAAAGGATATGGCGAAGTCACGACATCCGGAGGTTACCAACCGACTAGCCACCCTTGCGCATTGTCACGAGCAGAGCGAGGCATCGATAGATGGATTCGAAATTGGATAGTTGCAGAGGATACGCAACCCGCGCTGGCCGTTCGTTGGTCGCATCCACAGACTACGCGGCAGCTGATGAGAATTTGGCAGCCCTGGACGCGGCGGGGCTGGTGGTGGTGCCTGTTCCTATAGGGACAGCTAAGGAGATTGCGGATCGGATAGTAGACATCCCCGATGACGCCCCGAACTGGAAGGTTCTGGGCAACCCCCTTAGGGGGCGCATCGCCGCGGCAATCGACACGGCCAGGGCAGGGGCTTGGCGCGCGGCGCTTGTGGCGGCGTCGGAGGCCATCAAGCTGGAGCGCGATCGTTACATCCTCGAAGAACGTGCCGCGCTCGCCAAGGGCAAGACGCTATACGGCAAGAGGCAATTGACGGCGGAATTTCTGGCGGCGCTCGTCCTTGAGGTGCCTCTGCCGATCGCCAAGGGGCAGGGATGATATGGGTCATAGTTCTTCGAATTATCTTCGGGCTGGCGGCTGTTGCATTCGGTATCCGGGCGGTTGAGCTTGTTGGATGGTGCTATTTCGGTTGGTGGGCCGCGCCTGGAATTCCGGTGTGGGGTTACGCGCTGGCGTTTGCGTTTTCGGCGGTGTGTTGCCTGCTCCTGGCAACCATGAAGCTGAAATGACCGCCCTCAAATGGGTATTCGGGATGATCGTCTACGCTGTTGGAATTCTGATGATCGCACAATTAGCTGAGCAAGTCGGGATAGACCGGTGGGGCGAATCAGGGGACATGCCGAGGGGGTATTTGATGACGGGGGATAAATGAGCCTTTATGACGAATTCACTGATCGGCGGTTTTTGGCGGCTGTTGCCATGATGCTCGGCATTCCTGCGATTGGCGTGGCGGTCGCATTGTGGGCCGTGCCCACGGGTGATCGTTACACTGGTCTTGAACGTGAGTTCACCGATATCTGCACAGTTGTAAAATGGGCACGTAAGCACCGCCCGCCCGAGGTGATAGCGGACGCGGAAGCGGTGAAGGGCTGTTACAAATACGGGCGTGACCCGCGATGACCGCACAGGAAGTAAAGCGCCGGCTCCGCGAAGCTGCCCAAACGTTCAGAGCGTGGAATGCAAACCAGCCGAAGGTGGGGCCGTCTGGGTTCAAATCAAGTTGGCCGGCTATCGTTCGTTCGTCGGCCGAGGAATTCGCCAACGCAGTAGCCAGAGGATACGACCCGGTACAGGTTAAGCCCGCCGTACCGTCACCGCGCGCCATATCGGAAATGGATGAAATTCTCGACCACCTCGGCCGGCTCCCGAAAGACGACCAGGACATGCTTTGGATGTGGGCCAACTGCTCTCAAATGTGGCGCATTGCACAACGGTTCAGGAAGTCCGAGCGGACGATTCACAACTGGCTCGGCAGGGCTTGCAACGTGCTGGCGGGGCTGTTGAGCGAGGAAGCGGCATGAACTTTATTTGCAGACGCTTGCGGAAATTGCCGAAACCCGCTACAAATCCCGTCCAAGCTGGGCGTTTTGCCCGCACCTCCCTATGATAATCGCGCTGATCCTGCTGGCTCTGCCTGCGGTGGGCTATTGCGCGCTTGTCGCGGCGTTCATGAGAAAACGGTGATGTGGTACGCCTTCGGCATCGTAACGGGGCTGCTTTTGTGCATAGGGATTCAGTTGTCGGCCGATTGGCTGTTGCGGAACGTTGATGAGGATGCGCTGTGATCGGCAAAACCCTGTTCGTGTGGACCCTTCTCGTAGCGGTACCCATGATAACACTGGCCATGAGCTTCGCGCTGTTTCTGATGAGGGTGACGTGATGGCGAAATCATCACTAAAACCAAGGCACGAGCTGTTTGCGCAGAACCTGGCTAAGGGCATGGCCCAGGGCGCCGCTTATGAGGCGGCCGGCTTCAAGTCCTCTGATTCTGGCGCAAGCCGACTTGCAAGAAATGTGAAAGTCCAGGCAAGGGTGCTTGAGATCAAGGCCGAAATCGCCGCTCGTGTGATTGAGCGCACGGCCGTTAGCAAGGACTGGATCATCGAGCAGCTCGTGACCGTGTACAACAAATCCATGATGGGCAATCCGGTTTTGAACCGCTACGGCCAGCCCACCGGGGATTTCGTGGCCAATTATTCAGCGGCAAACCGTGCGCTGGAATTGCTGGGCAAGACCGACGACATCAACATGTTCACGGAAAAGAGCGAGGGCAAGCTTACGGTGGACGGCGTTGGTTCATTGCTGGGTTTGGTGGACGGCAAGTCCCGCACGCTGCCGACCGATGAGAAGGAGACGCGGCATTGACGAGTTACACACCCCTTATCTGGTCATCCACAAACACGGTTAGCACCATGGAAGAGCTTCGCGAGCGTTGCCTGGAATTGGCTTTGCGCACCTTCAGCGGGTTCGCCGCCCCGGCCGCTGTCATTCATGCGGCTGAACAGTACGTTCAGTTCATCAATGGGCCGACGTCACCGGCCCAGACTGATAGCGAGAAGGCTGCGCTGAAGTCGCTGGGGTTTGTGTAAGCCGGCCTCGGTTTGGCCGAGGGCGTATTAGCGGTTGCACATCTAGCAGGAAAGTGCCGGATTTCACGGGGTTTGTACACCAATGGGTAGAGTGGACATCCCTCAGCGTCTGATTGACGCCTTCGGTTCGGTCCACTGGCGTCTGTCGAACCTCTATTACATCACGGACAAGAACGGGACGCGGATCAAGTTTGAGCCGAATTGGGCGCAGCTCATTCTGCTCAATGAGATGTGGTACCAGAACCTGATCCTGAAGGCCCGACAGTTAGGATGCACGACGTTCATCCAGTTGTTCATGCTGGACGCGTGCGTGTTCAACAGCAACGTGAGGGCTGGTGTTGTCGCTCACCGGTTGGACGATGCGACAACAATTTTCCGGGACAAGATCAAATTCCCCTATGACAACCTACCTGAGGGCATCAAGGACGCGGTGCATCCGAAGCGGGATTCAGCACTGGAACTCGAACTCTCCAACAATTCAGCGATACGCGTCGGAACCTCCCATCGATCAGGAACGCTGCAATATCTGCACGTCTCAGAGTACGGAAAGCTCTGCGCGCAGTACCCTGAGAAGGCTCAGGAAGTTAGAACAGGTGCATTGAACACCGTCCAAGCTGGACAATTCGTGTTCATCGAATCGACAGCGGAGGGCCAGAGTGGCGATTTCTACGATAAGTGCCAGCTTGCTCAGCAAAGCCAAGCGAGGGGAGAACGGCTTACCGAACTCGATTTCAAATTCTTCTTCTTCCCGTGGTGGCGACATCCCGATTACCGATTGGGAACTGGAGATGTTGAGATTCCAGCAAGCTATGCTCGCTATTTCGCCGATCTTCGAGCCAAAGATATTCATCTCCAGCCAGATCAGATGGCCTGGTACGTGAAGAAAGCCGAGCAACAAGGGAGCGACATGAAGCGGGAGTTTCCCTCGACTCCCGAAGAGGCGTTCGAAGCCGCGATTGAGGGCGCGTACTACTCGGAACAGATGGCGAAGGCAGATAGTGATGGGCGGATTGGCAACGTTCCCCACGAGCAACACGCCAAGGTCGAATGCTGGTGGGATTTGGGTATCAATGATTCGATGGCCATCTGGTTTGTCCAGCGCGTCGGACGTGAGTTGCATTTCATCAATTACTACGAAAACAGTGGGGAGGGGCTCCCGCACTATGCGAGCGTTCTTGATGCGCTGGGGCGGTCTGAGAGCTACAGTTTTTCTCGCCATCTCTGGCCACAAGACGCCAAGCAACGAGAACTGACGACGGGCAAGACACGCTTAGAGACCGCCGGCCCGCTCTTCGGAAAGATAGACATCGTACCTGACGTGTCGATAGCAGCGGGAATTGAACTCGCGAGAGCGATGTTTCCTCGGTGTTGGTTCGACAAGGCCAAATGCGAGAAGGGCCTGAAAGCCCTGAGAGCATACCGCAAGGACTGGAACGAACAGCTGGGGACGTGGCGCGACCAACCGCTACATGATTGGGCCTCGCACGCCGCTGACGCCTTTCGATACGGCGCGGTGTCAGACGAACCGACAACCTGGGGCGCGCCCCTGCAAGCCCCGCCAGGCCATCCCAGCAGGGCATTAGTCTAGGAGCATCATGAACAAGCTGAACGTGACGCCGCGCGGCCCCTGGGCCGACGTGCGAAGCTGCATGTCCAAAGTCCAGGGAATCACCGTGATCGTCGGTGGGACTGCGTACACGGATTTCGTGCTTACGGAATCTGGTGGACAGGTGACGCTGATCCTCGCTGAGCAGGAACAGAAAATTGTCGAGCAGGCCATGGGGCTGACCACGCCGGGCGATCCTGTTGTTGTTGATCCCAATGATGAAACACCGATTGAGCAGCCCAAGCGCCGCGGCCGCCCTCGCAATCCGCCCAAGCTTGAGGGCGACGATACGAAATGACCTTAGACGAACTGCGTCGCGCCGAAGCCGATTTCGCCTACATCGATTCACCGCAATTCCGCAAGCTGTGCGCCGAGGCCAAGTCCCTTGGTCAATGGTACGACGACGCTTGGGACAAATACTGGCTCGCGGCGGCGAAGCTTGAACTGCATAGGGCAATGCAGGCCAACCCCGGAGAAAACGTGATGGTCGAGATCCCGGGCGTCTACAAAATGGGCGTGGTCTACGAATGACCCTCAAGCCGATGACGGAATCCGAACTGTCATCGATCATATCAAACGAAATCACCGCGTCCGCGACGTGGACCAACGGATCGATCGAACAGGAACAGAAGAAAGCGCTGGACTACTACTATCAGAGACCGTTGGGAAACGAGCAAGAAGGCCGTTCACAGGTAGTGACCTCGGACATACAGGACATCGTTGAATCCATGATGCCCGACTTGATGGAAATCTTCACCGCCGGCGATGAGCCGATGCGGTTCGAGCCTCAATCGAAGGAAGACGAGGAATTCTCGCGTCAAGCCACGGATTACGTCAATTACCTGTGGAATGAAAATAAGGGTTTCGAGATTTTCCACGACACGATCAAGGATGCCCTTCTTTTAAAGAACGGCATCGGGAAAATCTGGTGGGATGACACACCGGTTGCGAAGACCGAAAGGCTGATCAACGTCAACTCTCTCAAATTCCAGGAGCTGACGAACGATCCTGAAATCGAGCTGTTGGAGCATGAGGAAAAGCAAGTCCCTCCAGAATTGATGCAGGTCGTTCCCGACGGTGTGTTGCATGACGTGAAGATCGAGCGGACCACACAGTCCGGTCGCATCCGGATCATGGCCATTCCTCCCGAGGAATTCGGCATCGAACGCCGCGCCGTAAGCCTGGACGATGCGCATTTTCTCTACCACCGGACGGAAAAGACCGTCTCCGATTTAAGAGAGATGGGTTACGACGAGGAGGACATCGAACGCATTCCGACTGGCGATGAGGCGGATTGGGCCACCGCACGACAAGCTAGATTCCAGGAGGAAAACGACTTCTTCGAAAGCACCACGCGTTCCGACCCCGCGATGCGGGAGGTGTGGGTCTACGAGTGTTTCATCCGAGTCGATTTCGACGGGGACGGGAAGGCCGAGTTTCGCAAGGTGACGTGTGCCGGGTCGAATTTCTCGGTGATCCTGGATAACGAAGAGGTCGACGACCATCCGTTTTTCACCATCACGCCCGTGCGGATGCCGCACAAGTTCTACGGACGGTCGGTTCCTGATCAGGCGCAAGACATCCAGTTGATGAAGACCGGGTTTGTGAGGAGTTGGTTCGACAATATTTACCACATCAACAACGCGCGGCATTTCCTCGATTTCAAACGTGTCAATATCGACGACTACCTGAACAACCGGGTTGGTCTTCCTGTAAGAATCGAGGGCGATGTCTCAGCAGTCCAAGCGCCGATCGTCACTGTTCCCATTGGAGGGGAAATCCTTCAAGCCATCGAATACGTCGAGTCCATGCGCGAAACCCGGATGGGCGTCACCCGGTACAATCAAGGTTTGGATGCGGATTCGCTGAACAAAACAGCGACCGGAGTGAACCAGCTTCTCAACCGCTCTCAAATGAGAATGCTGCTGGTCGCGAGAGTCATGGCCAACGGCTTCAAGGACGGATTTAGGAAAATTCTCAAACTGGTCGTTACTCATCAAGACCGCCCAAGGACAATCAGGCTGAGAAACGAATGGGTCGAGATGGACCCCCGTTCCTGGAATGCTGAGATGGACGTGACGATCAACGTTGGGTTGGGTCATGGCACGAAGGAATCCCAAGTAGCTGCTGACATGCAGATGCTTGGAGTCATGAAAACCGGGATCGAGTTTCAGGGTGGGCTGTCGGGTCCGATCTTCACTGCAAAAAACCTCTACAACGTGATGAAACGCTTCGCCGTGAACAACGGCTGGAAAGACCCGGATTTGGTTGTGAGCGATCCTGAAAAGACACCGCCTCCACCTCCGAAGGAAGACCCGAAGATGGTCGAGGCCAAGGGTAAACTCGCATTGAAGCAGCAGGAAATGCAGATGGACCAGCAGGGCAAGCAACAGGATGCCCAGTTGGAGATGCAGAAAATGCAGGCCGAGATGGAGATGGAACGCCAGAAATTGCAGGCCGAAATCGAGTTGGAGAGAGAAAAAGCCAGAAATGAGATCATGATCGAGCGCATGAAAGCCCAAGCCGAGATGCAGATCGAATCAATGAAAGCCCAGCACGATTCGGAGATCAAGGAACGCGACGCGCAGTTGAACGCCGCCTTGCGCGCGCAGGAATCGGCGGCAAAGACCGAATCCATAAATGGAGAAGCAAATGGCTGAACTCAAAAAGTACGAGGTCCGTCAGTATCCCGAAGGGGACCTGGACAAGAGCTGGAAATCCGCCGGCTCGAACGTGAAGGACTCCAAGCTGAACGCGTCAGACAAGGCTTCGATGGGCAAGTCCACGGGCACGGGCAAGAAGAAGGCGGTCGGCTGATGGCCGGGCATGTGCCGGCGGGCCGGGAACATCGCGGCATCATGCAGCCGAAGGACAGGGCCGCCCTCAAGAAAGAATTGGAGAGAAAGCTTGAGGATGGCGCGTCGCTAACGCTGCAAGAAAAAGCCATTCTGTATACCTTTGGCTATGGCCCGAGTGTGTTGAATGGCTAAGAAAAAGAAGCCGAAGAAGCCCCGCTACTGATGGGCGACGTTGTCACGTTCGACGCGCCCACAAGGCTGGACATCCCAGCCGAGCGCGTCATCAAGTCGGCAGCCGAACTGAAATTTGATGGCGTTGTCGTGGTTGGGTATCTCGAAAACGGCGACTTCTATTTCGCGTCGAGTTACGCCGATGGCGGCGACGTCGTTTGGCTGCTGGAATTGGCCAAGAAAAAGCTGCTTGAAGTAGATGACTAACGAACTGGCGTTACAAGATCGCATAGACCAAGCCCGTAGCACAGCAGGTTTTCTCGACGATCCGAAGTTCAAGAAAGCCTGCCAGAGAATACGGGACAAATCCCAAGACGATTTTCGAAGCTCCGCACAAGGCGAGGGCGGCGACCTCCAACGGAGAACCGCGCATCTCAAGCTTGTGCTCATGGAAGAGATTCTGACCGAGCTTATGGCCGTCGTTCAAGACGGTGCGTATGCGCAAGCAGAACTCGACCAATTGCGGAAGGTTAAGAAATGACCGACCAGATCGCGGCGACCCCGGAAACGGGAACCGCACCCTCACCGGCTGCTCAACCCGAAAGGGCACCTGAAAAGCCGGCGCGTAGTAATTTCCGTACTGGCGAAGAGTACGAAGAGGCGATGCTTGATTTCGTGCTGGAACCGAAGGCGAAAGCCGAGGCGACCCAGGAAGCGCCGCCGACCGACGAGGCGACCCCCGAACCGGAACCTCAGCCGGATGATGCTGGTGAAGAACCCTCGGAAGAACCCGACAACTGGACACTCCCCGAGTCGTTGGAAGAGCTAGCCGAGCAGCTCGACGTGCCGATCGAAGACCTGTTGGCGCGGAAAGTGAAGCACGGTGACAGCGAGACCACGATTCAGGACGCGTTGAAGGGCACGCTTCGGGAAGCGGACTACACCCGCAAAACCATGGAGTTCGCGGAAGAGCGGAAGGCTTTCAAACAGCAGTCCGAAGAGGCCGCGACCCTCTGGCAGCAACGCTTTCAGGAAGTCGAGACCCTCACTCAAGCCATCCTCAGTCTGAACCAGGGCATAAGCGACGCCGATCTCCAGCGGTACATCTCTCGTGATTCGCCGGAATACGACCCGTCGAAGTACTACGAGCTGAAGGCCATCAAGGATCAGCGCGATCAAGCCTTGAGACAGGCTTACGGGATGATCCAGCATCAACGGGAGCAAGGTCAACAGGTCCAATCCCAGAAGATGCTGGAATTCCGAACCGAGCAACAGAAGCTCCTGTCATCGAAGATGCCCGAATTTCTCGAATCCGCGAAGGAACGGGAATTCATGGACAACGCCATTAAGTACGGCGCGACCAAGGACCTCAACGAGCAGGAGATGAAACAGTATTTCGGCGGCGCCTTCGATCATCGGTACGTGATGGTCCTGGCGGACGCGATGAAATATTGGAAACTTGAGCAAGGCAAGGAAACGACGAGCGAGAAGGTCAAGACCGTCCCGAAATTCATCCGGCCTGGTCCCTCTAAGGAAAAGGGCCGTGTCGATGTGCGTGGCAAAGCCAGGGAGCAGTTGAGGAAAACCCGGAGCGACAAGGCAGCCCTTGGCTACTTGGATACGCTCGCCACACTCGGAGACAGGAAATGACGCTCGTTTCGAACTCGTTCACCTCTTACTCGGCGGTTGGTAACCGCGAAGACCTGACGGACTTCATCTACAACATCTCTCCCATGGCCTGCCCGTTCATGGACTCCATCCCTACTGCGACAGCGGAGGCGGTGAAGCATGAATGGCAGACTGAAACACTCGGCGCACCGGCGAACAACGCGCAGTTGGAAGGCGATCAGGTGACGGCGGCGGAATCCGCTACCGCCACGGTTCGTCTCAACAACTACTGCCAGATTTCCCGCAAGCTCCCCTCGGTCACGGGGACTCAGGAAGTCGTGAACAAGGCCGGCAGGAAGTCGGAGCTGAAGCACCAGATTCTCAAGCGCTCGAAGGAACTGAAAAGGGACTTCGAGCACGAGCTTCTGGACAACAGCGCGGTCAATGCTGGCAATTCCACCACGGCCCGTCAGTTGGCGGGTGTCGAGGCGTGGTTTGCCACGAACACCAATCGCGGTTCCGGCGGCGCCGATCCTACGGGAGATGGGACGGACACCGCTACCAATGGAACTCAGCGGGCGTTTACCGAAACCCAGGTCAAGGACGTGCTGGTCAAGTGCTACAACTCTGGCGGCGATCCCGACACGATCATGGTCGGGCCGGCGCACAAGCAGACGTTCTCAACCTTCACCGGAAACGCGACGCGGATGATCAACGCCACTGAACAGGAGTTGAACGCCGCGATCTTCGTCTACCGCTCGGATTACGGCGATCTCCAGGTGGTGACCAATCGCCATCTCCGGGGATCGACTCTTGTTTCGGGTGGGGCGGGTATTCGTTCCGCGTTGGTCCTTCAGAAGGACATGTGGGCTCTTGCGTGGCTTCGCCGGCCGTTCATCAAGGACATTCCTCTCGCTGGTGACGCGGAGACCCGGATGATTCTTGGGGAATACACGCTTGAGGCTCGGAACGAGGCCGCGTCGGGCATCGTCGCAGATCTCGACTTCTAGGAGGCACCGATGAGAAACATACTCAAGGCGCTGCTGTTCGCGGCGTTGCTGGCGCCCCCTGCCTACGCTGCGGAGAACCTCAAACAGAACTCCGATGGATCGACCGTCTGGTCCAATTCGAACAGCGAAGAGATTGGAGTCGGCCCCTCTGCGTTGATCGTCACCACCGCCTCACCCACGTCAACGGCAGCGACTTCCTACATTGTCTCTCCCATGAGGGGGATCATCCGGGAAGTCCTGTCTATTGTTGACGCCGGGCCTTCGGTTGTGACGGCGGCGGAAACCGTTACCGTGTTGGTGGCGAAAGCCGTCTCGCAGCTCGGTTCGGACGGAACCAACCCCCAGGCGAACTTCAAGCAACTCTCGGGATGGACGACGGTCAACATGACCATCGCCGCCGGTTCGTCTCAGGGTCAGGTTGATAAGATGGGGCTGGCCACGTATGCCTCCCCAACGAGTCTGGTCAACAACACCGTTGAACAGTACGGCGTGATCGCGATTCACGCGACGGGCGGTGGATCGAACGTCTACCGCTTCGTGATCAGGATCGATCCGTACTAAGCATGAGGGCGCTGGATAGGTGGGTATTCGGCGCCCTCTTCTTTTTGGTGAGTACAGTTTATGTCGGAACGTTCCCCCAAGGCTCGATCCCAAAGTGGGAAATCATCTACGCCCTCTGTCTCTACTGTACCATCAGAGGCGTGGTCCCCGACATACGAAGCCTATGTTTCGTTGGCTTCGCACTGGTGTCCTTATTGTGGAGCGACGACGCAAGGAGTGGAGCCTTGCAGGTGCAAAAACTCGTCGCCTGTGCTATCGTCTGCTGGTGGGTTGCCCGATCCTCGATTGAAGAAAGGCACATAACCTATGCTATCGCGGCGTCGTTTCCTGTCGTGGCTGGGCTTGTCGTCACTGACACTTACTACGGCAGTTTTGGGAATGAAAACTTCGTCACAGAGTGGGTTATCCTCTGCCTCCCCTGGCTGGGGTGGGCCGCGCTTTCCAACCGCCACAGCGGCGATGACGGCATTGCAGTACGGTCATTGGGTAGATCAGGATGGAGAGTGCTGGTCGCACGTTGCTGGGGAATGGCAATTGGATCGGGCGGTATTTTCTACCTCATCGCCTTCAACAACTCTCGTATCGAATTCTTCGTCGCCTTCGTAGGATGTCTGACCCTCTTATGGCTCTGTAAGCAGCGGGCATGGGCCGTCACGCTGTTCTGCGTTGGGTTAGGTGGCGCGCTTTATGGAGACATCGCGCTAGACTCGCTTAAATCCCGCGTAGAATTCTCGGTCAACACCCTGGCGATGTTCCTGGATGCCCCTTTGCTGGGGCATGGGTTCGGCGCGTTCAACTTCAACTACCCTGCGTATCAAATTCACCGGCTGTTCGTCCCGTGGGAATCCATGGGGGCGACGAACTTCGCCGGCGCTGCGCATAACGAGTATCTCCAAATCCTAGCGGAATTGGGGGCGGTCGGACTGCTGCTTGCATTGTGGGTTATCTGGAGGCCATGGAAACTCGGGCCGGCGACGATCTGTCTAACGTTGGGCATGATCCAAGCCTTGATAAATTTCCCGTTCCAAAACCCCGCAAGCGCTTTTCTGCTGTCCGTTTCCTTTGGGTTGGTGTTGCGCTCGCAATCTGCTGGGGCGGTGTCCGTGAGTGGCGAGGCCAAGAGGCTTTTGCGCTCGCTGTCGCTTACACCAAAGCCCAAAACCCGATAGCGGGATTCGACTTCAATTACAGAGCTTATCTCATCAACCCGTGGGATTGGCTCATCCGGTATCAGTTGATGCTGAGCTTCATGAACGTCGAATCCACTGGTGCGTTGGAAATAGATCGCAGGTCCTTTGAGACGATCTGGAAAATCTCTTCGTCCGCTACCCCGTACTCTCAGATTCTCCTGTTCGGAAAACAGCAGGCAGAGCAGAAACGAGGCTGGAAGTAGATGGCTGGGCTAATGGACAAGTACGCGCCTGGCAGCCTGATGGGCGATGTTTACGGCGTCCCGCAGCGCCGGCCTCATCTCTCGGAGTCGGCATTCTTCTGGCGGTCGCCTCACGTCGCGGGCATGGCGGCTGAAGACAACGCCGTGGTGATGAATCCTTTTTCGCAGCTTTCTGATTCGGAAAAGCAAGCTGTGATTATGAACGAAGCGGCCCGCGTGTTCATGCGAACGCATCAGAGGCCGTCTTTCCCGGTGACAGGCGAGCAGCAACAGCAATTTGGTCAGTATGGCTCGCCACAGGACATTAGAGAGACCATCGCGGGGCGGCTTCTTTCTGGTGATCCGAGCGCCGGGCAGGGAACGCCGGAACAGCTTCAATTCATACAGCAACTCCGAACCCTGATGGGCATTCGGTAAGAGGAATTGGCAATGAGAAAAATACTGATCCTGGTCCTGCTTGCTCTCGCCGGCACCGCGCAAGCCCTCGATCCCTACCGGATCATCAAATCCACACAGACAGTCGCCATATCGTCCAGCCTCACGGCAACAAGCTTGTTCGTGGATTCAGGCGTGGCGCATGTCGCGTGTACAGCAACGTGCTGGGTTGCGGTTCATTCGACGAATGTAGAGACGGTGGTCGCTGCTGTTGCCTCTCAGATGGTGATGAACGACCAGACGGCGCAATTAGCCATTCCAGCATCGAGGTATCTGATCTTCCGCCGCGACAGTGTGGACGGGAAGGCATATGTGACGGAGTTGGAGGCCGCGCGGTGAAACGTCTGTTCGACCAGGATGGCGCAATCCTGGAAATCTTCCACGACGGGGAGGGGGAAGACGCGCACATAGAGAGCCGACAGGACGTTGAATGGGTTGTCGAGGCGAACAAGCGCTTTCGCAATTCAGAAAAGAAGGATTGGAAGAACGAGCATTGGGAGCTTGCGGCGATTATCCCAAATATCTTCGTCGTCAAGTGGTTGAACGAACGGGGGGCCAATGTGTTGCGGATGGACAACAAGGAATTTTCAAAGTTTATCGCGCGCGAGCTGAATGACTCTGATCTTCGATATCTTAAGACTCAGGACAGGCGGCTCTGATGGCCATCACAACGTATGACACGCTTCAGGATGCCATTGGGACACAGCTCCAGAGAAGCGAGTTTTCGTCCTCCGGTACAAGAGCGGCGGACACGGAAGCGTGCATCGCTCTCGCTGAGGGGGAGTTGAACGACCTGTTTGAGACGCGGGAGATGGAAACCCGCTCCACAGCGAGCATTTCCACTCAGTACGCGGTTCTTCCTGACGATTGGGGTGGGTTGAGAAGCCTCAAAATAGACGGCTATCCGCCGCTGCTCTATCTCACGCCCGATGTCGGGGACAAGAAATACACGGACTGCACCGGAAGGCCGCTCTACTACTCGATCATCGGCGAGCAGTTGAAGTTCTGGCCTGAACCGGACACGACATACACCGCTGAAGCGCTGCATTTCTTGAAAGTTCCAGCATTGTCGGATTCAGCTACGTCGAATTGGTTGCTCACTCGCAGGCCCGATATCTATCTGAATGGCGCCCTCAAATATCTCCAAGGGTATTACCTCTTTGACGAGACGGGACGCGCGATCCTGCATCACCAAGCGATGATGTTGGGCGTGGATCAGATGGAATCAGCGGACAAACGCAGAAAATGGGGCTCTGCCCTGACGGTTCAACCCGACGTGATGATCGTGTGAGGTGAGATGGCGTCATTCAACAAAATACAGGGCTGGGTAGGCTATCTCGGCCTTGGGGCCATCAACCTCAATACCGACACGCTGGAATGCTACCTCACGAACGCCACGCCCTCAGCTTCAGCAGACGACGTGAAAGCCGATCTCGCTGAGATCGCGATTGAGAACGGATACACGGGGGGAGTGGACACACAAAACGCTTATTCCGAGGCTTCTGGTACAGGAACGTTGACTGCAACTGACATCACGATCACCGCGACGGGTTCGGTCGGTCCCTTTAGGTATGTTGCGCTGTTCGATGAAACAGTTAGCTCTCCCGTTACCGATCCTCTTGCGGGCTGGTGGGATTACGCGTCCGAATTGACGCTTGCCAACGGTGAGTCGTTCACGATCGACTTCGGCGCCAGCTTGGCGACGCTTGTCTGATGCGCTTCGGTATCGGGCACAACCGGCCGCCGGCTGACGAGGTACAGGTTCCTGGATCCGAAAATATCCTGGACTACCCGAAGAAATATCGCACGAGTTTAGAGCAGAACGAAAAGCTTTTGGCTTGTTGCCGGCAGGCCGTCTACCACACCTGCACGACGTTCAAGACACCAACCTGTCAGCCTGGGTTTCCGTTCGACCTGTTCGTCGCAACCTGTCAGTGCGGTAGGAAGCACAGGCGGCTGTTGTGCGGGGAGACGCATTCATTTGTTCAGGCTAGGCAATGACCATAGCCGTCAACAACCCGCAAACGACGGCGACGACCTCAAGCACAAGTCATTCTATCGCCAGTTATGCAGTGGGTGCCGAGGCCCGGCGCATCCTTGAGGTCACGGTATTCTGGACGGCCGGTGCTTCAAGGACGATCTCGACACTGACCTTCGACGGCGACGCGCTGACCGCTGTTATAGGAGGAAGGACGGAGTTCGAGGATTTCAGTCTATGGCGGGGGGTTGAAACCAGGTATTTCCTGGCGCCGGACAATAAGACGGTGGAGGTAGCCGTCACAATGAGCGCCTCGTGCACGGCACTTGTCATTCATGCACGGTACCTGAGCGACGCGGCGCAGCAGGCTCCGGAGGCGGTGGCGACCGGCGTCGGGTTAGACAGTTCCAGCCCGCTCGATATGAGCGTGACGACGCTGACCGGCGGCGCGATGATCAGCGCCTTTTTGAATGGTTGGCTCGACAGCAGCTCGGACGTATCGACGCCGCAGGCTGGCACGACCGAGGATGGCGAGATCAGCAACACCGCCAACGGCGATGGGTTTCAGGACGCGGTCGCTGGTCATAAGGTCGGCGGGACTGCTGGAGCGCAATCGATCGGCTGGACCTCCGGCGCGCCCTACCACGTCAAGACCGCGCACGCGTGGGAAGAGGACTTAGGCGCCGCCACGGAATTTACGTTAACAGCCGATGGCGCATCCTACGCCTGGACAGGACAGACAGCGGGGCTTCTGAAAGCCAGTGAAGTCAACGCCGAGTCCGCTTCTTACGCATGGACGGGGCAGGACGCGACGCTCACCAGGTCGTTCACGCTGAGTGCCGAAGCTGCGAGCTATAGCTGGGCGGGACAGGTTGCAAATCTTCTGACGGCTTTCAAGATATCGGCCGAATCGGCATCGTACAGTTGGGCCGGCAGTGCGGTCACGCTGTCAAAGTCGTTTATCCTGTCCGCACTGGAAACAGCGTGGAGCTGGGTAGGGCAGGCGGTCAGTTTCATCGCTCCCATATGGCAGCGACCGGCGGATACCAGCGTGACATGGAACAAGCAGGCCGACACGTCGAAAGCATGGTCGGCCCAATCCGATACAAGCAATACGTGGTCGAAACAGTCGGACACCGCAAAAGTTTGGACCGAGCAAACCGACACACCAAAGACCTGGACTGAAGAATGATCAGTTTCTCAGACTTCCGCCCCGACGCCCCTGCTTTGAGCCCCTACGGCAGGTTGGCGTCAGGTGTGGTGCCGAGAGGGGGTGATTCGTACGGGCCTGTTGCTAGTCTCTCATCCCAGACAAACGCCCTCGACGCGATGGTCAAGGGTGTCATTTCCGCAAAGGACTCGGACGGGAATGTCTACGTCTACGCCGGGGATGCATCGAAGCTTTACGAGAGTGTCAGTCTGACGTTCTCCGATCAATCCAAGTCAGGAGGGTATTCGACGGCCGATGGCGAGGTGTGGGAGTTCACACAATTCGGAAACCGAATCATCGCCACGAATTACGCCGATGCGGTGCAATACATCGTCATCGGAACCGGATCGTCGTCCGACTTCGCAGACCTTTTCACCTCTACAGATAAACCCAAGGCAAAGCATATCGCGGCTGTACGAGACTTCGTCGTTCTAGGATTTGTGAACGACGAAGCCGGGGTTACACCGCATAGAGTGAGGTGGGGTGGAATCAACAATTCCGCGGATATGGACGAAAGCCAAGCCACTTTAGCTGGTAAACAGGATTTAGCTGAAGGCGGGGCGGTCCAGAAAATCCTTGGCGGACCTGAGTACGGGATCATCATTCAGGAATCTGTCATTCGACGGATGTCCTTTGTCGGGACGCCGTTGATATTCGACTTCTCGGGCATCATCGATCCCTCAAGAGGGACGCACGTCCCGAACAGTGTCATCTCGAATGGCAGACAGCATTATTTCTGGACGGAAGAGGGCGTTTTCTACACGGATGGATCGGGTGTTTATCCGATTGGTGATGAGAGAGTAGACCGCTGGCTACTCAATCAATTCGATCCTCTTAACAGGCATCTCGTTTCCTCAGCGGTGGACGTAAAGAACAAGCTGATTGCATGGGCCTTCCCCGGAGAAGGCGCGACGAGCACAGCGAACCGAATTCTGTTCTACCACTACACCTCGGGGAAATTCTCATACGTAGACATGGAAACAGACATGATCGTCCGGGCCTTCACACAAGGTCAAACGGTCGATAGTGGAATCATCACGGACATCGACATAGCTCCGTGGGCGTCTCTGTCAGTGGATAGCGATCAGTTCAAAGGGAGGCGGTTCCGGTTCGCGGCATTCGACACTGCGCACAGGCTGGCGTTCTTCACTGGCTCTAATGTGGAAGCGACCATCGACACACCCGAAGTAGAGATCAATCCGGGTTTCAGGTCCAAGGTCATGGCGACCTGGCCGAAAGTCGACGGGGGGACGCCAAGCGTTTCCGTAGGACATAGAAATCTACCGAACGAAGCCCCGACCTTTGCAGCTACCTCGGCGATGAACTCGATTGGGTTCTGTTCTCAAGATATCAACGCCCGATACCACAGGTTTCGGCTTTCCATCGCTTCAGGGGGGAGTTGGGAGCACGCGCAAGGTATCGAGGTCGAAGCCCGTAGGATGGGCCGGTATTGACCAACCAATTCCCGACCGCGCAATTCGATTCAGGGAAGAGTTTAGAGGAACGCGTTCGTCTG